TCGCATGGTGGCAAGGTTCAGTACCATCATGGTTAAGAGTAGAGGGGCAAGCATATAAAGGTGCGTACCCAGGAAAAGTATCAGGAGAAAGAGTTTTAGGCTTTGGTGCTGGGGCAGCATTTACAGGCTCTTTAGGAAAAGGAATTCACGAAGCTATACTGGAATCACAAATGGCAGAGACAGGACCAGTGGAACTTACAACTGCAGAGATTCTTGCTCAACAAGCTGAAGAATATAAAAATTCATATAATGCAAATGCTACTATAGATTCTTCTAATGTCATACTACCAAAAGCAATTGAATAAAATAAATACTAAAGATATTCCGTTTACGGAATTAATGGAAATAATAAATGCAAGACACGGATTCTACTATAATGCCGACTCAAAAAAAAAGCTTGACCGAATCACAGGAAAAGTTTCTAGACGTGTTGTTCGGGGAAGCAAAAGGAGACCCAAAGAAAGCAGGGGAATTGGCAGGATACTCAGAACATTCATATCCTAAAGTTGTAAGAAATTTAAAGAGTGAGATTGTTTCGAGAGCAGAGAATTATTTAGCAACTCATTCTGCAAGAGCAGCTGCAAAAATGGTTGATATGCTGGATGAGGATGGAACAACACCACATGCTAATATTAGAATGGAAGCTGCGAAACAAATACTAGATCGAATTGGAATTGCAAAAAAAGAAAAATTAGATATTAATATGAAAGCAGTTCATGGTATATTTATTTTACCAGCCAAAGATGAAGTAAAGAAAGCTGAACCTATTAATGAAGAAAAGAATATCTAAAGTTATTCCATTTGGATTTAAACAAAGTACATCAGAACATTTATTAGAACCTGTTTCAGAAGAACTTGAAGCATTAGATCAAGCAAAGAAATATTTAGAAACATGTTCCTATAGAGAAGTAGCAGAATGGCTACATAGAAAAACAGGTAGATACATATCCCATGTCGGACTCAGACAAAGAATTAAAAGAAATATTACCACCGAAGCCAAAGAAGACATTAAAAACGAAGGCGAAACAATCGGTCAAACAAATACTACAGAGATCTAGACAAAAGGTAGCTACTGCAGAACAAAGTTTACGATCGGCAAAACAATCAGCAGAACATTTAAAAACTAAATATAAAAAAATAAATTCTGCTTTAGATGGAAAAGAAACTAGGGTAATTGATAAAGGTGATGTAGACAAAGTTTCTTCAAATGTAAAACAACATATTGAAAAACAAAATGTTATCTTTAAACCCAATACAGGTCCTCAAACTGAGTTTCTAGCCTCATCAGAAAGAGAGGTTTTTTACGGAGGAGCTAGAGGAGGAGGTAAGTCCTATGCAATGTTGGTTGATCCTTTACGGTACTGCCACAAAGAAACGCATAGAGCACTTCTTTTAAGAAGGACAATGCCTGAGTTGAGAGATCTTATAAACCACTCTCAACGATTATATAGCAGAGCATTCCCAGGAGCAAAATGGAGAGAGCAAGAAAAAGAGTGGAGATTCCCTTCAGGAGCAAAGATAGAGTTCGGGTACGCAGAGAACATGACAGACGCTTTACGTTACCAAGGGCAATCGTACACATGGATAGGAATAGACGAACTACCACAATATCATTCGCCAGATATTTATAATTTTTTAAGATCGTCTTTACGTTCCGTTGATCCAGGTATTCCTGTTTTTATGAGAGCTACAGGAAATCCAGGTAACATCGGTTCACAGTGGGTCAGAGAAATGTTTGTTGACCCTGCCTTACCAAATACATCATTTGATATAAAGATCGACACGCCAGTAGGAACTAAAGTAATTACAAGAAGATTTATTCCTGCTAAGCTGCAAGATAATCCATATCTGATGCAAACAGATGATTATTACGCTATGCTTGCGTCTTTACCTGAGATACAGCGTAAACAATTTTTAGACGGAGATTGGGATGCATTTGAAGACTCAGCTTTTCCAGAATTTAATAAATCAACTCACGTGGTTGAACCTTTTGAAATACCTAAAGGCTGGCAGCGGTTTCGTTCTGCTGACTGGGGTTATTCTTCTCCTGCTTGTGTTCTTTGGTTTGCTATTGACTATGATAACAATCTTTGGATTTATAGAGAATTGTATACCAAAAAAATTACAGCAGATGTTTTCGCTAGAAAAGTTTTAGAATTAGAAAGAGATGAGTATATTAGATATGGTGTACTCGATGCAAGTACTTGGGCAAAGCGTGGAGATATAGGACCTAGTATTGCAGAGACTATGATTCAGTCAGGATGTAAATGGAGACCTTCTGATCGGACACCTAAAAGCAGAATTAGCGGAAAGTTAGAAATTCATAAAAGATTAAAATTAAGTGAGAATAAGAAAAAAGAACCTGGTCTTAGAGTTTTTTCAACTTGTCGTAATTTAATTAGAACATTACCAATTTTACCCCTTGATGATAATAATCCAGAGGATATTAATACGGATGTAGAGGATCACGCATACGATGCTTTACGTTATGGATGTATGAGTCGACCAATGCATACAAGTTATGCTAGACGGCTTAGTAGACCAGCAGCAAATCCTTTTCAACCAGCGGATAGATTATTTGGATATTAGTTATGCCATTAACTAAAAAAGATGAAATATATTTAAAAAAACTTATTAGGCAATACGGACTTAAAAAAGGTAAGTCTGTATTTTATGCTGTAGAAAAACTAAGAAAGAAGAAGGGTGTCAAAAAAAATAAAAATACCAAAAGCAAGTAAAAAGAATTTTCCTTATACACTAAACTTAGTTTATTGGGAGGATATTGTTAGCGATTCAAGTTGGGCTGATATCGTTGATATAAAAAAAGCAAAGACAGCAATATGCTGCAGTGTAGGATGGTTAATTAAACATGATGTTGATACCACTGTAGTGATGGCTGATTATGCTTTTGAAGACAACAAAGAAGTAAAACAAGGTGGTACTTATACAACTATCCCAACAAAGAACGTACTATCAATTAAACGAATAAAACTATAGAGGAATAATATGGAAACTAAATTCGACCCAAAAGCTAAAATTAAACAAGGAGATCTTGGTTTAGCTGCTGATGGTAAGCAACCAAATAGAGAATCAAAAAATATTGATTTCTCTGTGGAAGCACCTAGAAAATATGAATCTGAAACTGCATTACAAAATGATAGCTACCCAACAAAATCAGGTAGTGAACATGTTCAGGGATCATTATTTAAATTGGCAGATGAAAAAGATTACTAATGAGTATATTACCACAAGAAAAACCTAAGGAAATAAAAAAGAAAAAATCTATTGAAACTTTAAAAAAGGCAAAACCTTTTTTAGAGAAAGATTCTTTTGAGTATGCTAGAAAAGAATTAAAAAAGAAATATGAAAATCCTGTATGGACTGATATAAAAACTGCACATAGAATGACAGTTAATCCAATTAAGGAAAAAATTAAAAATATAGCAAGTGGTATAAAATCTACTGCGAAGTATTTACGAAACCCTAAAGACAAGAAATTTTTAGGTCATACTGATAACACAAAAAAATAAGGAGA